TTAGTAAACCACCTCTATCAGGGTCACCTACATTTTTAAAAAAAGGGTCTTTACCTTCAAATTTACCTGCCATAAAATTATCTTTAAAAGTACCAAATGCTGCTTCACCCATATCAAATGCTTGGTTAGCTACAGCTAAATACTGCATACCCTGTGTTACATCTTGTAAAAGTCCACCATCTTTTACATCTTTTTTATATATTTGTGCACCCTCACCTTGGAGTTGTGCTAATATTAATTGCTCTTGATTCATTTAAACATCCTCCAATTGAACCTTCATCCATTTTTCTTGAACCTTTATATATAAATAATAATCAGTTCCTTCTTTAACTATTTTTCTGTCACCAAGTTTACCAACATTATTTCTTGGTTTTTCTTTTTCTAATTTTATTGGTGTTTCATATTGCAAATCTGCTTGAGTTTGTTTTCTTAATATAGCTTCTATTAATTTAGCTTCAGGTGACATAGTACTAGTTTTAACTAATGCTCTAGCTAATCTTTTTGCTTTTTCTTTCATTATCTATACACCTTTTCTCTGTATACAATCTGTATATCATTTAACTCAAAATCGGCTGCTGACGCTCCGTTTAACTCTAAAGCTATACCAAAGCTCACTACGTTCTTAAAAGTGTCAGGAACAACCAATTTTGTTGTAATAAAGGCACCTGACGTGCTAGTTAATGAACCAATGTCAGTTAAAGCTAACTCTGTTGATGTATTTGCAGCATTATCTCTTTTAACACCAAATCCTTGTACTTTAATGTTATTACCATTTTTATAGTTAACATATATAGTATTAATATTTTTATTACCAGTAGGATTTCCAAAATCAAATTCTTTTGTTTTTAATAACACCGTATCTGTTTTTGTAATAGCAGATGGTGTAGGGTTCCAATTTTTTAATTCAATCGTATTGCTTCCAGTAGCTTGAAAATAAGTTAATGTGTCGTCATTTTTATTTATAAAGTTTGTAAAGTTGTTTGTTCCTGCTGCAAAAGTATCACCTCTTGTCCAAGATTGCGATTTCAAATCAAACTTCAATATAGTGTTATCTGGTCTAGCAATATATATTTCTTTTGTTTTAGGTAAAAATCCTATCACATTATCATCGTGATAATAGTTTGTATCCCAATTATCAAACAATGGCTGTCCTTTTTCACTTAAATGTATATCATTCAAAGATCTTCCATCATAAAAATATACACCATTTTTATTAAACCAAGTAATAAACCCTTCTCCTTCATATACGTGATAGTCCTTTTCACAACCTTTAAATGGATAGGTTCCTTCTAAATATTCTATATCTCTTGATATATTTATAATAAACAATGTTCTTGTTTTAAATTCTAGTATTTGTTGATTAATAGAAGCAAGTCTAACAATGTCATCACCATCTTCTACCTCTACATCTATAAAGTTTTCTTCTTCAAAATAATCAAATTGATTTGGTAATGACTTAATAATTCTATCATTTTTAGTAACAAGCTTACCATCTTTGTCATAATATTTTATATTACCAATAAATGCTCTTCTATTAGCTGTAGTCATAGTATTAAAACCAGTACTAGCTGGACCAACAATAGACCTGTTATTTTCTATGTACGGTTCTTCTATAGAAAGTTCTGATATTTGTTTTCCTAAGAATGTGCTACTGTCGTTATACCCTATATATTCATCACCAGGGACAGTTAAATTTCCAGAATTAGTTGAACCTCCTGAACCAGTGTAAGAAAAAGTTGCAGTCGTATTTCTTAAATATATTTTTTCACTACTACTTAAACTAGTTTCTCTTTCAGACCCTAAAAAACTTCTAAAAACTGTTATTGGAAAATTACCTGAATTAGAAGCACTTATTACATACATTAATTCTTTTCCTATTTTTATAATACTTCCTACATGACTACTCATATCAGCACTACAATTAAATGTTTTTGTAGTTGTTCCTATAGCTTCAGTGGTTGTTTTTGTGCTGTCTGTTAAAAATCCATCATACGGATATACCCAGTTTGCATAAAAATTATTACCTGCTGCATTAAAATGATGTTCTTGCCAAAATGGTTCATAAAAATCTTCACCTGCATAACGAATACCTTTTGTAAATTTTATTTCTGCAAATAAATATCTACCTCCTACTAATTGTCCACCGTATGCTTTTCTGTTTGATTCTTCATTTTCAAAATTATCAATAATTCCCCAATAAATTTTATAACCAGTAATTCTTGTATTAGTCATAGGAGGTCTTCCAAACATACCAAAATGTAAAAAACATTTTTTATCATTTGTAATTCCTGATTGTTGAAAAATATCACCCATAAACATAGCAGGCGATTCGTAGTTATCTTCGTAAATACTGCTTACCCAAAGTCCATATACTTTATTTTTGTTTGTTCCGTAAACTGTTATATCAGAATCAGCGTCTGGGTCTGTAGGGTTGCTGTGTTTTTTAAAATAAGCCATCAAACTAAATCCACCTAACTTTCCAGTAGATAGTCCTCCTTCACCATATCCCGAACTATAACTTGTAAATACCCCGTGATGGTCATCTACACTATAATTAAATCTATTAGATGCATTAGGTCCAGCAGTTGTTAAGTTTAAAGGAACAAATACTTCTGAATCATATGTAGCTCTAAATACAATATTAGGTTTGTATAAAATTTCAGGGTCTAAATTACTTGTTTCACCACTATCGTATTTACCACGTATGCCTGCTATGAAAAGATCTTCTATCTTATATTCATCATCAACAAATTTTAAATTATCTGTATATACATCGTTACCAAATGTTACAGTTTTATTGTTATAATATAATACTTTAGGCGTAGCTCCCGTATTAGCAACTTTTGGAACTACTCTTAATGTACCGTCTAATGCATACATAACAACTTCATGTGTATTTACGCTTGCATAATCTATTGTTTTAACAATATCAAAAGCACTACTACTGCTTGTATAATCTATAACTTTAACTTCGCTACCTGCTACATTATTAATAGCTAAATATTCACGATTACTAGCAGTTCCAGGTGCAGCAATGTCCTTGTCTAAATTAAAATGATATAATCCATTACCATGGTTTACAGAAGTAATAGCAGTACCATTAGCTTCATTATAACTATCTGGCTCAGTATCTCCATATAACTTTAATTTACCTGGTACTTCATTATCTAAATTAAACATCTCTTGGTATTCATTACCATCCAAATCCCTAGAGTTTGTATTTTTATTTAGTCCAGCACTAAAATTACTTACGTTTATAACTTTTTTTGGCATTCTTCTTCTTCTTTTTCTTTTTTAAGTTATACATTCTGCGACTATTGTTAATACTTGTACCTTTCATTTTACTTGGTGCCATCTATTAACTCTCCCCACACTGTTGTTTTTCCGTCAATTATTTCAACGACTTCTACTTTAAATTCTCCATTACTAAACCAATCAACAATAGCAAAAGCATGACCCCAGTTGTGTAGTCTACCTTTTAACCATCTATTGTTTTCATGGTCCATTTTTTTCAAACACCCCATTGCCCAAGCACCAATGTTTCCATTTAGCTTGGTCAATGTGTGTCTTTGTATATCGTGAGTATGTCCATACATTACATTCTCACCATATGTTTCCAAGTGCTTCTTTGCATGGTATGTTGTTGCAAAAGCACCATGAAAGAACGCTAACTTACCTATTTCGATAGGGAGGTTGTGTTCTTTGTATTTGTATCCTCTTTCTTTGATTCTGCACTTTTTTTCAAAAGTGTAATCGTTAAGATAAGGATACTTATTAGCAAAATTATCCAACCAGAGATCGTGGTTACCTTGGAGTAAATACTTTTCTTTACATCCCACTTTTTTAAGTACTGTATCCCACTCATCTAATCCTTCATTTACTAATCTTATATCTTCTTCTACTAATGGAAGCTGAAACTCTAAAGGTGGTAATTTCTTGTCTTTATATCGCCAAGCTGATACCGATTCCCATTCTCCAACATCCCCAAGGTTTACAAACACCTTTGGTTTTATTTTCAATATTGCTTTCTTTACACATTCTACTGCAGCTCTATCTTCTAAAGGATAGTGCTGGTCTGGTATTACAATACCACGTTTTTTAAGTTTCAATGAAACCTCCTATTTTTTAGCTAATGCTTTTTTAACTTCACCCCAAAGCTTGTCGTCAAGCTTGTTAGATGACTTAGCTACTAAATAGTCACCTAGGTGTAAGATAATAGCTTTAAGTAATTTTTCTGTTCCTAAACTAGTTAGTAACTTTCCTACTATTGGTCCCATTATTTGTCCTCACAATCTTTGTTGCAAGCGTCTAGGCCTTTCATATATCCTTGATGCTCTACAATCATTTGTTTAATTTCTGCTAATCTTTCGTTAGCACTCTGCATTTCCTGTACAAGAGTGTTATGCTGTTCAACTAATGATTCCATTTTAGTTTCAGCTTCTTGTCTTAGGTCTACTTTTTTTTCTTTTGCCATTTTACTGGTCTCCTATTATGTTATTAATTACTTCTTTTTTATTTTTTTAATTTTGCCGTTATGCGTTCTAGCAAATTTATGTGTTTTAGTTTCTCTTATAAGAGTGCCTTTATAACGTTTGCCACCCCACATCCAACTTACTGTTTTAGCCATATTAATAGTCCTTTACTATTTTACCGTCTTTATTTTTTCTACCCATTTTTGATTGATATAATTCCATAAATTTTTCACCAGCTCGTGTTTTTGGTTGAGTTGGATTCTTTTTCATTTTTTTATCAATAGGTCCATCATTCATATTGTCTGTACTATTTTGACCTGAACCTTTTTTTGTTTGTGCGTAATTGTCGGTACTGTTCTTTTTCTTTGATGGTCTACCGACTTGACTACCGTATGTTCCTTTACCTTGTGGCATAATGCCCTCCTTTTACCATTTAACTTTATTTGCCCAATATGCTGCAGACATTTTGCCTTTAGCTATATTCTTAGCGTGTCTTGCTTTAAAACTTTTTCTTCTAGCTTTCTGTGCAGCTGTTTTAGGAGCTTTACCAGCACCACTAACGCCTTGTTGACCGAAACGTAT